GTTTCCCAGTCACGATCCGATGGGGGCCACGTACTTGCGACATATATACAAGATAGCAGTGATATTGAGACTATCCATATTGCCACCTAGAAGTGATCGATAAGGCCAGGTACTGAGTATGTAGGCATTGGCCGTGCGCATTTTAAATTGAAATAAGCGTCCAGTATTATGTGTGGTTCTGTTGGTACTGCTATAACTCTATCTATTGGGGGGTTTTCCTCGATGAAGCTTGCGTTAAGAGCTGGTAATGAAGCGAAATCTTGTGCTAGATGCCATACATCTAAGCTTTGTGCGTAATTGCTACGCATTTGTCCCGTAATTAGGCTGGGCTTATATCTATATTCTGCCCACCGTTCCTGATAACCGAACGTTCCGTTATCGTCTGCTGTTCCTTGTGCGTATATTTCTTTGTTAAGCACGGACTGTTCGCCGAGATGAGCGAGTGAGGGCCAATAAAAGTCCCATTTGTCTTGTCTTGACCACATTCTGTTGAGGCCCTGCTGATATGTTAAATCTGCGTACACGCAAATAAGGCCTAATATAATTGTGTGTTCTGTAAAGGATTTGCTGAATCCGTGTCCACCGAATCCTGTTGTACCAAAGGCTGACATATTGCCTTGTGGTGTTGTTGAGTCTGTTGAGCTTGTTTGTGAAATTGGATGAATATTGACTCTGTCTTTGCCGCCGCCAAGGTACTCTGGGCGTTGAAGTCGTGCGTCTGGAGACGTTACTCCGAACATGCTCTGGATAATCTCTGTATAACGCGAGCCGCCCCTTGCCATTTTTTCGTAAAGTCTTTGAATCTGAAAGGCTTCTCTAAGCTCGTTAATGGTTGAAGCAGTTGCTTGTGATAGATCTGCATAAATTTCTGGGCGGGCGCCTGTTCCTGCTTGGCTCATTTTTCCAATCCACCAGTTTTGATCCCAGAATCCTACGCTGTCGGCGTAGGTTGTTGTTCCTGTAGCATCTGTCTCGTAGACGGTGTCGTTTGTGCGGGTTGCTGAGTCGTATTGTGTGCCTATTCCTGTTACCGGTGCTGTTCCACCTAATGGTAGATTTACTGTTTCGAACTTGGCGGGCCAAGGTAAGCAACTCGTAAAATAATCGTGGCGCTTGCCGCGCTTTAAAAGGACATAATCGGTTGCAGTGTCTGGACCGTCACCTTTGTCCACTACTACTGAGTCCTGAAGGTTTTCGTCCCTAAACCATTCGTTATATACTAAATTGTATGCTCTTCCTGCTAAGTTATTAAATGTAAGTGCCACATCCGTTGGTATACCCATGTAATCGTATAGGGTACTATTTGTTACTGTGGATGTTGTTGTTGGGATTAGATAGTCAATACTATCGCCTGGGTTGTCCTGCTCACCGCAGAATTTTTCCCAATTGTTCCATACTAAACGATGAGGGATTGAGAAGAAGAATGTTTCTATATGAATGTTGTCCATAATTGGGTTTATAGGTGTGGCGAGGCGACCAAACGCTTGTGCGTTCATCGTAAAGGTATCGCCTGGCAGTGCCTCGTCCACGAAGATCGGCACTAAGTTCCCTGCATCGAATGTTGTTTTTAGGTCATGGCTCCTGTTGAATGTTGACCGTTGAATATCAGCTTTTGGAACTCTGCTGAACTCATGTTTCATCTGACTTGGTAGGGTACCTGCTGGGCCGAACATATTTTATTCTCCTTTTATTACATCTAATTCAATGATTGTGTTTTTGCTTGATTGATCGAACGTTCCCGATTCCTCATCCAATACACCAAGCCTGTCCAATCGAAAGTCTTGCGGGTGTCGGCTGAAGGGGATGTCTTTGCCCATCTGGTCTTGGATGAATCGGACTGCTGTTCCATCTGTAGTCTCTAAGAATGGTACTGTGTATATATTTGCTACTTTATCAAAAACACTGAACATTGGTTTTTTCATCTTTTTTGCCTCCTACAAGATGTTGTGTAGCATCTTGTGCATAATATACACTATACGTCAAGAATTTTTTTATGGGTTATTTTTATTAATTTTTCTGTTTTTATTTATAATTCGCGGATCAACATATTGAGTCTATTTTCCTTGACCGCTTCCTCAACCCATAGTCTATCCATGTTTTCGTTATATTCGTCGATGACTTCTGGTAATTCCTCTTGACGTTTTTTTTTGAGCTCCTCGAGCTCATGCTCTGGCAGTAGTTTGTCGTAGTATCTAGGCGGTCTGATTTTATGCTTATGAAGGACCACATAGTCGTGTGGGTATACGTCTGACTTATATTTTTGAAACCAGTCGTAACCGATGCCTCTTGTATGTCTAGGGTCGTCGACTGGATAATTGTTACCTCTACTCATTGTTGCGTATTCTGGTTCTATAGGTGTCCCCTCCCCTGTCGAGGGGTCCCACCTCATGTAGTGATCTTTTGCTTTTTCGCCTGTTATTTTTTTTGTTACATAGCGTGCCACATATGCACAGCTTTGAAATGTAACTTCTCCGATTGTGCTGAAACCAAACGGCCATAATTTTGCCAAGGTTTCACTTTTGTATAACTTTATTTCTTCCCGAACTTTATGAAGTTCTTTATCTGGGAAATCCACGCCAAACAGGATTGCGTGATAATGAGGCCGACGGTTTTTTTCTCCGTATTCACCACAATGGAAATACCTGATTTTTTTGCCATGATATTGCCTTAATCGTTTCATGAATTTTTGAAACTCTGTTCTGTCCAGAGAGGACGGGTTATCTCTGGTGAATAAATAATTATCGTCCATAGTTAGTGTAATAAAGCATGATTCTTCATGCATCTGATTTTCGTGCATGAGTCTGACAGCCCATTCCTGGCTGTATTTTAACCTGCAGCCTATACATTGGCCGCAGGGTAAATTAAAGCCCTGTGCAAATGCATAGGGCTTATTAAATAATATTTTGTCTCCTACTTTGTAAGCTAGAAGAGGATGATAGCACTTCATTAGATTCTATATCCACCACGCATTACAGTTGCGAAATTGCGGGATTTTGTTTTTTGTGCTGTTCTGCTAAAGAGCTTCATGCTCTTTCTTTTATTCATCCGTTTGCGGTACATCTTTTTTCCTCTCCTTTAGGTAAATGATTGCTTGCCCGTTTGGGTTAGACATGGGCAAAGCGTCCAATAATATTTTTATGTTTGTTTCGTTTACGAATGCTGAACCTATATTCTTCATTCTATAGACACCGTGTTTGTCTGATCTTCCAACAAGTGCGTCCATTACTATTTTTTCTGTTTCCACGTTTCCAACCTCCTGGGGTTGTCACTTGGCACAGTTACATCTAGTAGGGCAACTGTGCCAGCGACTTTATTCGTCGTCTTTTTCGGCTTTTTCAGCCGTCTTTTTTTCTTCTTTGTGCTGAGATGGGGGTGGCGAGGGAGGCGCTGGCTTTAACCCCATCTCAACCATTTTTTCTTCGTTCGCCGGATTAGTTGCGAACTCAAAGAAAGCTCCTGCGTCGTTTTCAAACGCTTTTCTTAGCTCACTAGGGAGCATTTGAAATGTTTCATCGGCGTTACGTACGATATCTAACGCCTCTCGATATTCGTTTATTTCTGAGTAGTCGCCGTATTGGGCTACGCCTCGTGCGACATTTTCTATTATTCCTGTACGATCATGCTTTTTAATAATCGTTTTTATATCCGCTTCTTGTGCGAAATGCTGTTGGGTTAGGCTTTCGCCTTGTGGTTGATATTGATATCTTTCTGACGCATCGTATGCTTTTCTGAATTTCATAACTTTACCTTTCATTTTCTGAAATATGTTGACCCAAGATCTCGTGATGCATCGAATGTGAAGGTTGTCGACGGGTCTCCGTGTGGTCGATTGCCTTTTATCGAGCCCGTCATATAGCTTGGAAATATTGCTTTAATTAACTCTCCAAATCCTAAACCTTCACGTAATAAAAAGGACTTCTGTTCTTGCGTTGCTTGAAGCAATCTCTCTAAATCCTCTCTTACGTTTACTCCGACATTTCCTCCTACTTGATTGAGTAGGGTTTGCACGTTCACACCATAAAGAGCAGCAGCTACAGATGCTGCTATATTTTCTGGGCCCATTGTAGCAAACAAACGCTGCCAACGTTCGTTGTGCAGATCCTTCATTTGCTCTACTTCTGTTTTTATTTTCTTTGTTTGCTCTTTTATTTGACCTTTTTGAGCTTGTGTTAACGATTCTTGTTCTTCTCTGAGTGAAGCTTGTGATTGTGCAGAATATGCGTTTATTGCTGTATCTGCGGCGCCGCCGTAACTTATAGGCTGGTATTTGCTGCCTGTTGGACTGGATGCTCCGCCTAATTGATAAGCTAGCATTGGGTTTAATCCTGCCTTCCGCATATCTGCCATGCCTCTTTGATAGGAGGTATTAGACATACGTTCTTGAAATTCCATTTGGTCTTTGGCTGAACTTTTTGCTGCTTTATTAGCCATGTGCACACCGGCTATATTTGAGGCGGCTGCAATTCCTGCAGTGTATATTGGGTTAACCATCAGGTAAGCTCCATACAGTCTTTAACATAAATTGCTAAGGCATCAGCCACGCTACACACAGCCACAGCCCAAGCACCCAGCTCATTGCCAATAAGCCAAACAACAAGCGCACCAATAAGAATGGGGGCCACGTACTTGCGACATATATACAAGATAGCAGTGATATTGAGACTATCCATATTCCCACCGATCGTGACTGGGAAAC